TGTTCAAGATCTTGTCGGCGGCAAACGACAGTTCGTTCGGGACAATCAACTGCTTGGGCTTGATGGCGATCTTCAGGCCACGGAAGTCCGTCCATGCGCCAATCTGGATGACAGCGTTTTCAAGCGCCGTTTCGCTCAGATCGACATACGTCGCGGGCCGGTTGCTGTTGACGCCACCGTTGACGAGCGGATGATCGGTTGCGAACAACCGCTTGCCGTCGCCGTAAGTGTAGGACGCATTGAAGCCGTTGTTGTAGATCGACGCGGCCATCACCTCTTTGGTGTTGTGCATCGACCACGCAAGGGCCTTGGTGTACCGCTTGCCGACGTCGGCGTACAGGTTGTCTTCGATGGCTTCCTGCGTGATGGCAAACGCCAACGCCACAGTCACGTGCCGGTAGGTGCTCGTGTAGAACTCCTGCGCGGTATCGTATTCCACCGAAGCGCCTTCAGACTTGATCGGCGCGGTGCCGAACTCGCTGATGGCAACGTCCTGCTCGAACGCGCGATCCGAAGTATCCGACTCGAACATCGGCTTCCATTCGTCGCGATACCTGGCGTTGACGCCGTTCCAGACGGTTTTGAGTCCTGGAACCAACTCACGATTCGCTTGTGATCTTGTGATGACTGGCATGTGGTTAGGCTCCTAGGATGTTGCGCAGCGCATGGACGTTCTGATTCCAAACGCAGATGACCTTGGTGTAGGCGTCGCCAGAGGCATTGTCCGGACCCGAAGCAATGGCAATGATCTTCACGCCGAAAGTGTTCGTGGACGCCACGCTGGAGGCCACGAGATTGACGCCGCTGTTACCAGTGGATGTCGAGCCGGCGCCGAAGTTGCCGAGCTGTGCGTTCAGTCCAACCGCCGCGTTGGTCAGCGAGCCATCAGCCTGCACGGTGAACCGCACGTCGGGATCGGTAGCGATCTTGAGCGTGATCGGTCCGTAGGCAGAGTAGGCAGTGTAGCCAGCAGCCGGGAAGTACTGGGTGTACTGCGGTTTTCCACTGGCATCCGTCCACTCGGCACCAACAAAGATGCCCCACGGGGTTGCGGCCCCAAGGGTCGTGGTCGGAGTAGCAGCGGTCGGCGTAAGGACGCCGGACGTCATGCGAACGATGTCACCATTGAAGAAGCCGGTGGCCGTGTTGCTGGTCAGAGGATAGGAAGTCAACTGACCGTGAACCGAACCACCAGCGTCCAAGGTGACTTGAAGGCCATTGTAGGCCGCTGTCGAGGACATGTGAGGTTTCTCCTGGTTGGAGAAAGCCGGAGACTACCGACCGAACTCGTTCATCCGTCCTCGCCGAGCTTCAAACGAAGTCTCGGAGTTATCAGAGATGGAACCGTACCGGGGGTTGTCTACTTCTTTCTGTGCCGTATTTTTGGCCCCACGGATAGCATCCAGTGTCTTGTTTGCGTAGTACTGCTTTCTCGCCTTGGAGCGCTCAGCGGAGCGCCGGCAAAGAACGACGTCGCCGATCTCGATGTTCCCGGACGCGCTACTGCTAACAGAGTCAGGGTCTACGAGTACTTCGGCGCGATGCTCGTACGGAACAGGCGTGTAGCCGTCGCGCAACTGCATCGAGATGTTCTTCGGATCATCGGCGTTCCGGATACGGTAGCGCACCCATCGAGCCGTCCAATCGGGACTATTACGCACATTCGGCAACTGGCCGGGAGGCAAGTATTCGTAGGAGCGAGTGACTTCCTCGCGCACCTCGTTGGCTCGGTCAGCAGGTACGGCACTCACGGCAGGCGTGATGGGTTGACGACTACGGGTCTCCATTTACAGATCCTCCTTGGGGATATTCTTGACGTACTCTTTGAAGTCGACGCCAAAACGTCTGGCGGCTTCCCGGTGAACCCTGGCCTTCTCTGCTGACATGACGACTGTGCGTTTGCCATTGACGGCACCGTTGGTGCGCGTCGCCGTGGCAACGGGGGGGCGGCTTGTGTTTGGGTTTGCAGAGCGTTCCGTCTTGGCAGGGGTGGACATTGGTGTACCAGTTTCAAAACGCTCAGGGAATCTCTTACGCATCTCTGCGTTGATGTAAGAGTAATATGTTTCAGTCTCCGGTGCAACTCCCTGATTGGCAAGTTGCTGAGAATACTGAACCGCATACGACCGCATACCGGCATCTTCGGCGAACCACCGGTTCTCGCTCAGCCACTTTGCCGTCACTGGGTCAGGAGTGATAGCCGCTGGCTGCTGACGCATCGGAGGAGGAGGAGGCTGCCACGGGTCGGGGATCTGATACTGCGCAAGCATAGCCTTCTGCTGTGCAAGCTCAGCCATGCGCTGCGACGCGGCCACTTCCTTGTCAGGGTCAGCCGCCTCACGTGCCGCACGCCATTCGTTCTGCGCCGCAATAATCTCGGCCTCGCGGGTGCGCAACGCCTGCTGCTGGAGACTGCGCTGCAATTCAGCGTTCTGCTTGGCCAGGTTCTCAATCGCCGCCTTGGCACCATTGCCGTACTGGGTCAGCGACTCAATGACAGCCTGTTCCTCGGCCAACTGACGCTCTCGCTCTTTGGTCGCCCACGTCAGCTTGGCAATGCGAGCCCGAGCCCGCTCGGACAGATCCTTGTCATCTTCTTCGCCGTCGACCACAGCCGCGTCAATCGCAGCCTTCTCGACAGGCTTGCGCTCAGGCTGTTCTTCGCCTTCAATCTTACGGGTTCGTCTGGCATTACAGATGCCTCCGCACGAGGTCAGGGTTCGGGACAACCGCCGATACAATCGCGTCGGTAATCAACCGGTACTCAACCGGGTCGGCATCAGTGCCAAATAAAAAGCGCTGGCCCGCATAGGGTGCCATAAGTACGACGTCCCCTACCTTGCAACGCGGGCCAGACGGGAAAACTTTTTGGTCCTGGTAGCACTCAGGCCCCATCAGGACTACTTCCGCCATGGGCGAGGCAACCTCCTCGTCCTTCTGGCGGGACTCCGGCATATACAAGCCAGTGTCGCCAATCTTGTCGGACACTTTCCGCATCTGCACAAGAAGGTAGAACCCCTTGGGCTGCGGCAACTGTGACGTGTCGATATTCATAAAATAATACTATCTGTCTCCTTCTTTTCTTCCGACTCACTGATCGCATCTTCCAGCAATTCCATGGACATCCTCAGTCCATAGATGATGCCGCAGGTGCGACGATAGCTCTCAATCGTTGGGCACCGGTCGTCAACGATGAGTTCAGAGTTGGCGGCGATTGCCTCTCTGACCTTATCGAGAAACCTGTTCTTTAGCGTCATACCTCAGCTTCATCTCCTCCATATCCTTCGCTAGCTTTTGATACTGCAATTTCAACTCCGCCAAGAACTGCTCGTTGGTATCGATCATCTTCTCGGTGGCCAAGCGCTCATTGCTGTCAATGCGCTGCTTCTCAACAGCCTGCTGGCCGGCTGCTTTTTGCAGTTCAGCCTGTATGCGGCTAGCTGACTCCTCCTGTCGCAATTTCAACTCAGCTTGCTTGATCTGCAGTTCAGCCTGCTGCATCTGAATCACCGGGTCCTGCGCCTTGGCCAGCGCTTCTTTCTGCGCTGCCTCTTGCTGGTTCTGCGCAAGCAGGCGGCGAGCAGCCTCGGCAACCGCGATAGATAGGTTGGATTCGATTTCGCCAGGCAACGACTCGTCGAGCGGAGGCAACGGCACACCCATCTTCTGCTCGATCTGCTCACGGTACTGGAACGCAAAGTGTTCGGCGATATGGGACTGGATAGCAGCAGCGATCAAAGCGGCGTTGGGGTTTTGTCCGACTGTCGCCCGCATCTTGGGGTCCTCGAAGAACGCTGAATGGCAAGCGATATGCGCCGCGTGGTCCTGCCACTCAAACGCCTTTGCCGGCCTCATCGTGATCATCGCCATGTTCTCAGCCACCGGGTCGGCTGGCTTGATGTCTTCCTTATCTGGAACAATCTTGTCGGCGTCGCGGATGCCAAGCACTTCGAGCATCTTGCGGTGCAATAGCGGAAGATTGTAGATCTGAGGAGCCGTTGCCGACATCTGGACAGCAGCCTGATATTGAGTGACCCGCTGCGGGAGGGTGGCCGCGTTCGGGTCACTTACGGGGATGATGTCAATTCTCGCGTCGAAATCACTGCGCTTGATCTCGCGCGGGCCATCCACCTCGTAGTCGTAAACGTCTTTCGTAGAGTCACGGATCAGCTTGGCAAGGATGCGGAACTCAAGCCGCATCGAGTTGTGTAACCGCGCCTGCACCGCGCTCATTACCTTCATGGCGCGGTCCTGGATCATCAAGGCGGTGCCGACAGGAGCCTCGGCACTGATGCTGCCGATCTCCACGTCTGCAATAGAGCCCAGCTTGCGGCCCTCTTCCACCACGTTCTGCAGCAACGCCATGAGGACCGTAGACGGTTCCTTATACGGCAGAGGAAGGAACGCCTCTGACATCTTGATACCGCTGACTTCAGCCTCTCGCCACTCACCGGGGCGCAGCGGAGAGGAGTCACCCTTCCTCCGCAAGCCCTTCGCTTTATAACCAGCC